GGCTGATCGGGGCGAGCCGCTGCAACTGGTCGACGGCCTGGGGCGGGTGTGGGGCGCGTGGGTGATCGTCGAAGTGGGCGACACCCGCAGCGTGCTGATGGACGACGGCCAGCCACGCCGGGTGGGGTTTGAAGTGAAACTCAAGGCCTATGGTGAGGATGAGACCGTCACCGACTATTCGGGTGGCTGGAGTCCGTTCGCCGTGCTCTCGGTCATCGATTCGGTGCTCACCGATCCCATTGGCGCCATGGATGACCTGCTCGGATCGTTGCCCGGTTTGCTGGAAGAAACAGGGACCGGGAGCGATGTGAGCACGGTGACCTCGGTCCATACCGCCTTGAAAGAACTGCTCGCCACCTTCGGCGCCAGTCTCAATGGCCTGCACAGCCAGCTGAAGTCGGCCGGGCTGACGATCCCCGCCATCGATCCGCTGGTCCAGCAGGTGATCACGGCGGCCAATGCACCGCTGAGTTCATCTGCTGCGCTGGACGCGCAGATCACCGCCTTGCTCACCGCCATCAATGCGCTGTGGACCACCGCCAGCCAGATCCAGGCACGCACTGATCCGGCGCGCTACAGCCAGCAACACAGCGAGATCGCCGGCGAGCTCATCGCCTTGCTGGAAAAAACCCACACCGCCCTGGTCTGGTTGCAGGAGGCCTTGCCATGAGCCGCAAGAAGTTCGACACCCAGGTGGTTACCGCCCGCGAAGGCGAGATGCTCGATGCGCTGGTCTGGCGGCACTACGGCCGCCTCGACGTGCTGCCACTGGTAATAGAAGCCAACCGCCAACTGGCACGACTGCCCGTCACGCAGATGCTGCGATTACCGGGAGGCACCCCGGTGTTGATGCCCGCACTCCACGACCAGCCCGTGCTGCCGCTGGTCCGGATCTGGTCGTAGGGGAGACGCACGATGCAACCCACCTTCCTGATCCTTGCCGACCGTACCGATATCACCCGCGCCGTGGCCGACCGGCTGCTCGAACTGGTCGTGACCGACGAGGCCGGTCTGTCCTCCGACACCCTGCGCCTGACGCTGGATGATCGACGCCGGGCCGATGGCGCCATCGCGCAACTCCCCAAGATCGGCACGGTGCTCGAAGTCTCGCTGTCTTATGCCGGCAGCTCCTGGGTGGCGATGGGCAAATTCATCGTCGATGAAATCGAGATCCGCTCGCCGCCAGCGACGCTGTCGGTCTCGGCCAAGGCTGCCGACATGGTCGGACCGTTTCGCAGCCCCAAGACGCGTTCTTGGGAGGAGACGACGCTCGGGGCAGTGGTCGAGGCCATCGCGGCCGAGCATCGCTATGAGGCCAAGATTGATCCTGACTTGGGTGCCATCCCGGTTCCGCATCTGGATCAGACGGCCGAGTCGGACATGGCGCTGCTAACGCGCCTGGCCGCAAAGCACGACGCCGTGGCCAAGCCCGTCGCCGGCTTTCTGGTGCTGGCTCGCCAAGGTGCAGCCAAGACCATCACCGGTCAGACGCTAACGACGCTGCGGCTGGAGCCTGAGCAGCTCGCCCAGTGGCGCTACCAGCACAGTGCCCGCAAGCCGGCTGGCACCGGCAGCGCCCAGGGGGAAAACGGCCAGTCGCCGCCGCAGGTCAGCACCGGCGGCGCACGCGCCTACTGGTGGGATTTCGAGAAGGGTGAGCGTCGGGAAGTCACCACAGGCCAGCCGCCCTTCGAGGAAATCCGCTACGTCCACGCCACTGAGGCGGAAGCCAAGGCCGCAGCAGCCACCCGCAAGAACACCGGTGAACGCGGCCAGGGCGAGCTCTCGTTCAGCCTGCCGGGCGATCCCAGGCTGGCTGCAGAAGGCCGGCTGTCCATCAATCTGCGCCCCGGTATCCCCACGGACTGGCGCATCAAGCGCGTCGAGCACCGCCTGGGCAGTCAGGGCTACACGACACAAGTCGAGTGCGAGCGCTTCAGCGCCGCCCCCGTTCCCATCACCCAATCTGAGTAAGGAGGCCACCGTGCCCGAAAAAGATCCTTCGACCTACGGCCTGATCACCTACCTGTGGGTGACGGGTCTGGCCGCCTGGGGCGGTCTGGTGAGTTTCTACCGCAAGGTCAAATCCGGCGAGACCCGTGTCTTTAACGTGGTCGAGCTCATCGGTGAGATCGCCACCTCGGCGTTTGCCGGGCTCATCACCTTCTGGCTGTGCGAGGCCGCGCAGCTCGATCCACTCGTCACGGCAGCACTGGTGGGCGTCTCGGGCCACATGGGGAGCCGGGCGCTGTACCAGTTTGAGCGCTGGGCGCAGACGCGTCTGGGGACTTCCACAGACAACAAGGAGCGGCCATGAACGCCATCGAACAGATTCTGAATGACATCTTGCGCCGCGAGGGCGGCTACGTGAATCACCCGGCCGACCGGGGCGGGCCGACGAACTTTGGCATCACCGCACAGACGTTGGGAAGCTGGCGAAAGCTCGGCCGCTCCGCCACCGCTGCAGAGGTTAGGGCGCTGACGGAAACCGAAGCCCGCGCCATCTACCGCCAGCAGTACATCACCGGTCCCGGGTTCGAAGCCATCACGCATACGGCGCTGCTGCACCAGCTGGTCGATGCCGGGGTGCATTCCGGGCCGAAGCGAGCGGTCCAGTGGCTGCAGAGCTCACTGGGTGTGACCGCTGATGGCGTCATCGGCCCCAAGACCCGTGCTGCACTCGATGCCGCCGATCAAGGTGTGCTCTACGGCAAGGTGCTGGGACAGCGCTTGCGCCACCTCGGTCGGCTGATCACCAACGACCCGAAGCAGTCGGCCTTCGCCGCTGGCTGGATGAACCGGATGGCGGAATTTGTGGAGGGCACGGTATGACCCCGATCCTCACCACCTTGGCCCCAGGCCTGCTGGAAGCGGGCAGTCGGCTGATCGACCGCCTGGTACCGGACCCGGCAGAACGCGAAAAAGCCAAGCTCGCGCTGCTGCAGGCTGAGGGACAACTGGCCCTGCAGGAGATGCAGACGAGTCTCTCGGCGATCCTCGCCGAAGCCAACTCGCAGGACCCCTGGACCAGCAGGGCACGGCCGACTTTCATGTACGTCATCTACGGTGTGATCCTGCTGTGCGTGATGGGTGCCATCATCGGCATCTGGTGGCCAACGCACGTCTTTCAGGCGGCGGAGAACTTGAACAAGCTGCTGGGCGCGGTGCCCGAGAGCCTGTGGTGGCTCTTTGGTGCTGGCTACCTGGGCTACACCGGAGCGAGGAGCTTCGACAAGTGGCGTGGGCCGGTCCGCTGACCGGTGCTGCCGAGCACGACAACCTGAATTGACGATCCCCCGATCTCACTGCCTTCGACGGTGGTGGGGTCGGGGGGTTTTTGTGTTTCTGCCATGAGCAATGTTTGCATCAGAAAATTCACGCCTTGACTGGAAAATTAAGTCAAGATCGCGTACAGTATATGAGCAATGTTTGCATCAAATCGGAGGTCGCCATGAGCCGACTCAGCGTCAAAGACAGGATGGTTCGCTCCATCGCCTTGCGCAAGGGCGAGGTTGTCGTGCGCGCCGATTTCGAGGCGATGGGCAGCCCCAGCCAGATCAGCCGGGCGCTCAAGGAGCTCATCGAGGCAGGCAAGATCGTTCGCCTGGGCTATGGCGTCTACGCTAAAGCACGCCCAAGCGTGCTGTCGGGCAAGCCGGTGCCGCGCGTCAGTCTCGCTGAGTTGGCGCAGGAGGCGCTGGAGAAACTGGGCGTCCCCGTGCAATTGGGTCGTGCTCAGACCGACTATGCCGAGGGCAAGACCACGCAGATTCCCGTGCGCACCACGTTTAACACGGGCCAGCATCGCATCTCCCGCAAGATTACCGTCGGCATCAGCACCGTGCGCTATGAAAACGATTACAGCGCGCGAGCATGAACTGATCATCAGTGTGATGGGCGAGGGGCTGACAGCACTCGCCGAGGCGGTGATCGAAAAAGACCTGCTGATCACCGAAGTGCTGCGCAGCGTCGTGGCGGTGGACAGCGATGGCATCCAGTTGGTGTTTTGCGGAGGAACCTGCCTGTCCAAGGCACACGGCCTGATCGAGCGGATGTCCGAAGACATCGATTTCAAACTCGTGCTGCCGCAGGGTTTGTCACGTAGTGCGCGCAGCCGCTTGCTCAGCCAGTTCAAGAAGCGCTTGGCCGCAGCGCTGATGGAGGCCGGCTTTGCGGTGCCGGCAGACGAGATCATCGCCCGCGACGAGAACAGCTACGTCTCGCTGAATCTGCATTACGAGAGCCGCTTTGCGCCGGTGGCCAGCCTGCGATCTGAAATCAAGTTGGAGCTCAATGCCCGGCCGCCCGTGCTGCCCACGGCACCGCTGCCCATCGCGTCCATGCTGGATGTCTTGATCCAGGCGCCCAGGACGGATTTCCACGTGGAGTGCATCGGCGTCGAGGAGACCCTCGCTGAAAAGGTGCTGTCCTTCCTGCGCCGAACGGCGGAAGCTCGTGCCGGTCGTAATCGTGCCGACTACGACGACCGCTTGGTGCGTCACCTCTACGATGTGAGAGCCATCGCCCGAGAGCGTGAAGGGCTGGTGCTGCCGCACGAACACTTTGCCGCACTGGTGGCTGGCGATGCGACCCAGTTCCGCAACCAGTACCCAGAATTTGAAGACGACCCGGTAGGTCAGATGCGCGTGGTCCTGGATGCCCTGCACCACGAGGCGGATGCCTTCGAGCGCGATTACCTTCGCTTCGTTGATGAGCTGGTGTTCGGAGAGCCGGTAACGTTTGCCGAGGCCAGAGCAGTGTTCATCGGGTTGGCTGAATCCCTGATCGGGCAGCTGAAGGCATAAAGCAAAAGCGCGACAGCAATGTGTCGCGCTCCGTGCCTTCCCAGGTTTGTCCGAAAAGTGATAGCACTCTTCGGACAAAAAATCAGACCATGGCCACCGCCACCGCAGCCTGATTCGCAGCCACCACCGGCCGCCGACCCACAACATTCCCCACCACGTTGACGGCTTCCAGCATCGCCTGCGGCGACAGGTGCGCGTAGCGCATCGTCACCTTCGGATCGTGGTGACCCAGGAGCTTCTGCACCTCATAGAGCGACCGCCCGGCGTTGACCAGGAAACTCGCGTAGCTGTGGCGCAGGTCGTGCAGCCGCACTTCGCCCAAACCCACCTTCTTCCTGATCGAGTCCCAGGCGTAGAAGATCGACACGGGCGGCTTCTTCGTCTTCGGGTTGAAAAACACCCAGGGGATGTCGTCCTGCCGTGGCAGTGACTGCAGCAACTCGATGGCTGCATCCGACAGCGGAATGTGGCGTGGCTTCTTCGACTTCGAGCGACCGGGTGGCACCGTCAGCAACTGCCGGCTGAAATCGATCTCCTCCCACTTGGCATCCAGCACCTCGCGCTTGCGAGCACCGGTGTAGAGCAGCAGCCGGATCACCTGGCCCACCTGCACATTGCGGTTGGTGTCCAACTCGTCAAACAGTCGCTGCACCTCCTCGGTCGTCAGGTACCGCTCCCGTGAAACCGTGTTCTCAAACTCATCCACCCCGACACAAGGATTGCCCGTCGGGGGCAGCACGTCCCAGCGGATCGCGCAGTTGTAGACGAACTTGAGCAGAATCAGCATCCGGTTGCAGGTACCAGCCGCGTAGCCCTTATCCAGCAAGCTGTGGTGAAACGCCACCACATCCGAGCGCGTCACACGGTTCATCCGGTAAGAGCCAAACGCAGGCAGCACATGGTTGCGCAAAAACGAGTCATCACACTCCCAGCTGCGCTTTCTTGTCTTGGCGTAGGGTAGATAGCGCTCGGCGACAAACGCCGCCAGGGTCGGCACATCCTTGAAGCGGTGGCTCTCCAGCTTCGGGTCGCCCCCTTCGGTCACCATCTGCTTCATCTGGTGCGCCTTGGCCCGCGCATCCGCTAGCGCGATCTCATCGACCCGGCCGATGTTGTTCATCCGCACCTTGCCTGCCGCATCGCGGTAGCGAAAGTAGAAGGTCGCCCCGCCACTGGTGCGGTGCTCCAGCAAGAACCCTTTGATCTCCGTATCGAAGTAACTCACGGCCCCGGAGACAGGCACACGACCGGGCAAGGTCGCCAAAAACTCCGTACTCAATGCTTGTGCTGGCATGGACTTTCTCCTCTTACAACGTGAGGCCATACTACGATACAATGCGCCGCAAAAGACATAAAAAGCATCTAAACAAGCAGAGAAATTTGCCAATCAAACCGTAAAGGAGTCGACCATGATCGACGGAAGACAGATCCGCGCCGCACGCGCGATGCTGGGCTGGAGCCGGGAGGAATTACTGCAGGCCTCGGGCATCTCGATGTCGGCGCTCTTGCGCATGGAAGGAGCGCTGGCCGACAGCCGCAGCTCGACACTGAACAAAGTGGTCAAGGCACTGAGCCTGGCCGGCATCGAATTCGTCACGCGGGACGACGGCGCGATAGGGGTGATCCTGAAGGCACAACAACCGCCTCAAGCGCCACAATGAGACGACCAGCAAGTCAAGCCGAAAAGCAACAAAAGCCACCCAAGGAGCAACAAAGGGTGGCTTTTTTACTTGATGGCTTCGGTTGGTAGGAAGTTGGTACGTCGGATTGGCTGTAAATTGCGTCTATATAGGTAGGGAGCGCGGCTAAGTCTTTGAAAAGACAAAGAAAATATCCGATTAGACTAAAAATATGCCTTTTGCGGTATGAAAGTGGTCGGAAATGGGCGCTTGGGAGGCTTCAAAACGCGCGTAAGTCTTTGACTTACAAAGAGATTGCAGAGTAGCTGGCTATTATGCTCACTGTTGGTGCGGATAACTTCACCGGTACCGCTGGCAACGACACCTTCACCGCTGCTCAAGTGGCAGCTGGTGACACTTGG